AAAAAATGGCAGCCTGTTTTAGAACACCCTGATTTACCAGAAATCAAGGACTCTTACAGACGAGCCGTTACATCAGTTATTCTTGAAAACCAAGAAAGAGCTGCTAAAGAAGACCAAGCATTCTTGTCAGAAGCTGCGCCTACAAACGCAACTGGTTCAAGTGTTGCAAATTGGGATCCAATCCTAATTTCACTTGTTAGACGAGCTATGCCAAATCTTATCGCTTACGATATCGCAGGCGTACAACCAATGACTGGTCCAACTGGACTAATCTTTGCAATGAGAAGTAGATACACTTCACAAACTGGTAACGAAGCTATGTTTGACGAAGCTGATACAGACTTCTCTGGAAGAAATGCCGCTGGTTCAGCAGTTGATGGTTATTCATCTTCAGCTAACTCAGGCACTAATCCAGGTGCTCTAAACGACTCACCAACTCCAGGAACATACACAACTGGTACAGCAATGACTACAGCAGCTGCTGAAGCATTAGGTGACGCAGACGGAAACGCTTTCGCTGAAATGGCATTCTCAATCGAGAAATCGACTGTTACTGCTAAATCAAGAGCGTTGAAAGCTGAATACACAATGGAACTTGCTCAAGACTTAAAAGCAATCCATGGTTTAGACGCTGAAACTGAACTTGCAAACATTCTATCTGCTGAAATCCTTGCGGAAATCAACAGAGAAGTTGTAAGAACAGTTTACACAAACGCAGAGAAAGGTGCTGCTACTAACACAACTACAGCAGGTATCTTTGATTTAGATACAGACTCAAACGGAAGATGGTCTGTTGAAAGATTCAAAGGACTTATGTTCCAACTTGAAAGAGATGCGAACAGAATTGCACAAAGAACAAGAAGAGGAAAAGGTAATATGATTATCTGTTCAGCTGATGTTGCAAGTGCTCTTCAAATGGCTGGTGTTTTAGACTACACACCTGCATTAAATAACAATTTGAATGTTGATGACACAGGCAATACTTTTGCTGGTGTTCTTAACGGCAGATTTAAAGTATACATTGACCCGTATAGTGCAAACAGCTCAGCAACACAATACTATGTTGTTGGTTACAAAGGAACTTCTCCTTATGACGCTGGTATGTTCTATTGTCCATATGTTCCACTACAAATGGTGAGAGCAGTTGGTCAAGATACTTTCCAACCGAAAATTGGCTTCAAGACTAGATATGGTCTTATTGCTAATCCATTCGCTGAAACTGGTGCTCAATCGGGTGTCGCTACAGCAGTGGACAACGCTGGTTCTGCTAACTCAAACAGATACTACCAAAGAGTTAAAGTTACTAACTTGATGTAATATCTTGTAGAGTTTTCTACAGAAATAAGAAAGGGCGGTTTATCCGCCCTTTTTTTTGGCCTTCCTCCGAGATGGATAAATAATAGTATGACAACCACAAACGCATATTCAAGACAACCTACAAAGTTTGATTACGCTTCGCCTACTCAGTTTAAGTTTCAATTACTAAAACTGCCAAAGGTGGAATATTTCTGTACCTCAGTAAATATACCAGGTGTTACACTATCAAATGTAGATATCGCAACACCTTTAAAGTCAATACCGGTACCAGGAACTATATTAGATTATGGTGACCTAGAGATGTCATTCTTAGTAGATGAAAACTTAGAAAACTATAGAGAGATACATGGTTGGTTAACAGGATTAGGATTTCCTAGAGACCATACACAAGCTAAAACTCTTTTGGATGCCGCCAAGGACAGGTTTCCTACAGGCGGAAAGAGTGACGCAGTAACAGACGCAGGCAAAGTGACAGGTTCTCCTATGCCTTTAGGTCCTGTCTTCTCAGACGCAACTTTAAATGTGTTGACTAGTAAGAATACTGCTAATATAGAGGTAAGATTTTCAGATATGTTTCCTGTGTCATTGTCAGCATTGAATTTTAATCAACAGGCTAATGATGTGGATTACTTGTCGGCCTCAGTTACAATGAAGTACAAAATATACGAATTCGCTACTAAAGGTGCAGGAAGAACAGCAGAAACAACCTCTTAGAAGCTTTACATTTATACAATATTATGATAGGATATGATTATTATGGATTTAGAAAAACTACAAGAACAAGCTGATAGTGATTTAAAAATTAACGATACTGAACTTGATTTAGAATCACTTAAAACTCCTCAATTACACAACAAGTACCTAAAACATTTAACTAAATTTAAGTTAATGTTAAGTCGTGCTGAAGGTGATTTGTACAATACAAAAAGACAACTTTGGGAATACTATACTGGTAAGGCAGACGCCTCAGTATATGCACAAAAACCTTTTAACTTTAAATTACTTAGACAAGATGTTGACCAATACATTTACTCAGACGAAGAATATATTAGAGCAAAACAAAAGGTTGATTATTTACAAGCCTGTGTCGATTTCTTAGATAGAACAATTAGACAAATCACTAATAGAACTTTCACAATTAAAAATGCAATTGATTGGCGTAAGTTTACTAGTGGTGCTATCTAATGCATGTAACAGATTTTATTCACACATATCCGTTTGCAATTAGTCGTAACTTAGCTGATGAGGTAATACAATATTATCATTCTAATGGTGAATGGAATCAATCATCATTTTCTACAAGTGATGGCATATCTCCTAGAACTAATGACAGAGTAGATATGAAAGAGTATTGGATTAATAGACAAGATAAATTTTATGAAGAACTAAAAACAGGTTTTAGAGGTATGGTTGATGACTATATCAAAACACATACAAAAATAATACCACAAAATTTTACACCCTTTAGAATGAATCATTATACAGAGGGTGGTTTTATGAAAAATCATATTGATAATATACATCATTCACATGGACAACAATACGGTTACCCACATCTAACAGCATTAATATTTTTACAAACTGCTGAAGAGGGTGGTGAAATTGTATTTTGTGATGGTGACTATATACCAGAACAAACAAAGGCCTCAGGTGTTGTTTTTCCTAGTAATTTTATGTACTCACATGAAGTTAAAAAAGTAATTAAAGGTGATAGATATTCACTTATGACATGGATTTTATAAATGAGTTTAACAAGATATTTAATTATAGATAAAAAAGATGATGTCTATTTAAAGATTGAAGCAGACGAAGATATACGAAGAGAACTAGGACAATTCTTTACATTTGAAGTACCTGGTTTTAAGTTTATGCCTCAGTTTAGAAACAGAGTATGGGACGGTAAAATTAGATTGTTTTCATATCAGACCGGTCAAATCTATGTTGGTCTATACCCTTATATTTTAAAATGGTGTGAAGATAATAATGTACAAGTTGTTGATGGTACAAAGATACAAGATACTAAAGTTGATGACGCAAAGGTTGACAAATTCATTGAAGCACTAAATATTCCATTCAAGGTCAGAGATTACCAAAAGGAGGCATTCATACATGCAGTTAGAAAAAATAGAACTTTATTACTTTCACCCACAGCTAGTGGAAAATCTCTTATTGTCTATCTTCTTATTAGGTTTAACATTCTTCGGTTAAAATCTGATAAGAAAAAAATACTTATTATTGTTCCAACCACATCATTGGTAGAACAACTGTTTAAAGATTTTAAGGATTATGGTTGGTCTCCTGAAAAACATGTACATAGAATATATCAAGGCCATTCTAAAGAAACTAACAAACCTGTAATTATATCTACATGGCAATCTATCTATACACAGCCTAAAAAATATTTTAAAGATGTTGGTATGATAGTAGGTGATGAGGCACATTTATTTAAGGCCGTTTCACTTACAAAGATATTGACAAAATTAGAAAAATGCCCATATAGAGTAGGACTAACAGGTACTTTAGATGGTACACAAACACATAAGTTAGTATTAGAAGGACTGTTTGGTACAGTCAATAAGGTTGTTTCTACAGTAGAACTACAAGAAAAGAAACAGTTAGCAGACTTAAAGATTTTCTGTCTAATATTAAAACATGGTGCGATTGAGTGTAAACATGCTAGTGGTATGAACTACCAAGAAGAGATGGATTACATTGTTCAATCAGATAAGAGAAATAAATTTATAAGAAACTTGGCCGCTGGTCTACAAGGTAACACACTTTGTTTGTTTCAGTATGTTGAAAAACATGGTAAGGATTTGTTTCAAATGATAAAAGAAAAAGCAACTGACAAACAGGTGTTTTATGTACATGGCGGAGTAGATACAGATGAAAGGGAAAAGATTAGAGAAATTACAGAGAAGAGTGACAATGCTATTATCGTGGCAAGCTACGGAACCTTTAGTACCGGTATTAATATTCGTAACTTACACAACATTGTGTTTTCTTCTCCTAGTAAATCACGAATAAGAAATTTACAATCAATTGGTCGTGGTTTAAGATTAAAAGATAACAATGGTTCTGCTACATTATATGATATTGCAGATGATTTAACATACAATGATAAAGAGAACTACACACTCAATCACTTTAGAGAAAGGATAAATATCTATAGTGAGGAAGACTTTGAGTATGAGATACACAACATAGAGTTAAACAATGAAACCAGAAGTTAAAATAATCAAACTAATAAATGGTGACGACATTGTTACCGTTCTACCTACTGGCGACAGACAGTTGCCCGACAATGGTCCACTTATTAGACTTGACAAACCATTACAGATTAAATATGTTCCTCAAATGACGCCAATGGGGTTTAGAGATTATATTGCTTTGATTCGTTGGACTAATTATACAAATGATAAAGTGGTTACCATTCCTAAAGATAAAATTATGACAATCACCAACGCCTCGTTAGAGATGAGTGGTAGTTATGATGAGATAATTAAGAACTATGACAGTTTAGATAAACCAAAGAGAGATGAGAATTATCATAAAAAAGAATTCTCCCCCGAAGAAAATAATAAACTGAATGAAATCTTTAAAGAATTTGATGATGATGAAGATGAACCAACAATACACTAGGTACTTAAAGGTGTTTCTGAAAACGGACACCGTTATTATACGCATAAAAAAAATATTGGCAACCGTGGATTAAAAACAAACTAGGCTTGACAATTTGTAAAGTTTAGAGTATTATGAGGATATTATGGCAAAAACAAAAAAGAAATCAGAACATTATGTTAACAACAA